CTATACCAACTGCAACGAGCCAGTTAAGCAACGATTCCAATTTTGTGAGTGATGCCAACTACGTCCATACGGACAATAACTTCACTTCACAAGACAAGACTAAATTGGGAAGTGTTGAACAAAATGCTCAAGTAAACATTATTGAGAAAGTACAGCAGAACGGTGTTGACTTGAATATTGAGAATAAGACGGTAAATGTCACAGTGCCAACAAAAACAAGTGAATTGGAGAACGATTCAGACTTTATAACAAGTGCAGACATTCCCGAAGGTGGTATCGTTGATACTGAATTATCAAGTACATCTACAAACCCTGTACAGAACAAAGCCATTAAACAGGAAACTGATAAGATTCTAGGCAATCTAGCCACTATCGAAACATCACCTGCTATTGCTAATCACGCAGTAGGTGACTATATCGTTTACAATAGCCAACTATACAGAGTAACAACTGCCATAACAGCAGGTGGAACTTTAGATGGTAAAATAGAAGAAGTCAATATTGGAAGTTTGTTGGGAGTAGATTATGTCGTTGAACAAGTTAAAAATGGCTCAAACGGATATACCAAATGGAATAGTGGTAAGTTGGAAGTATGGCAGAGGGTCACAAAGACAATAAATGTAACAACAGGAATGTCTGGTGGTATGTTCTATGGAACTATATCCCCAATAGCATATCAAGTACAATTTGAAGTTGACTATCCTATTTTGAATGTAACAGCACAAACAGAAAAGGGATATGGATGGCTTGTTCCTAGTTACGATAACTATTCCAGAGCCAACACAGGAACGCTATATATTTATCACAGTGCATCGAGAACAGATGTAAAAGTTACACTGAATATATACGCAGTAGGAAGATGGAAATAAGGAGAACCAATGACACAATTTTATATTTTAGAAATAAAACAATTGAACAATGGTGAATTTGAACATAACGTATATTTTGCATGGGATGAAAATCCCGATAAAGCAAGATTAAAAGCAGAATCAAAGTATCACGAAGTTTTATCTGTAGGTGCAGTAAGTGATACGCTTAAACATTCTGCTATCGTTGTGAGCGAAGATTGTTTCCCAGTAGTAAATCAATGCTATAATCATGTAGTGGAAACACAAGAAGAACAATCTGAATAAGGCTTATACTTACGTAATCTTCAACTGTTTCAAAAAAAGCGTAAGTGTAGATATTTTTCCATGATGGACTATATGTCCATCCCTTTTTTTGTTGAAAGTATTGCAAAAGAAAAATAGTGGCAAAACAGTGGCAAAACAATGGCAAAGACATTTCAAACATTGTGTGCTACAATCAAACCATGCTAGACTTTGACACATACATTGATTTTCTATGCGACTTATTGACCATAGATAAACCTACAATTCTTTATGAGCAGACAGAAACTTTTACAATGCCGAAAACTGCCGGGATGCGTTCTTTTCCAACAGAAAACACTATCCTGGTTAATCTTTCTGTTTATAAAGACGGATTGGAGTATGTGGCTATCACTCACGAAATGAGGCACATTTACCAATATCAAGTGGTATCTCAATTTCTGACTGACCTTGAATCGAAATCGACAATCAGAGAATGGAGAAAGGGATTTCGTAATTACAAGGATTCTACTCATGAACACTACGAGAATCAATCTTTGGAAGTGGATGCCAATGCCTTTGCATGGTACATTACAAAGATTCTGACAGGCATAGAAATTGTGGTTAACTGCGATAAGCGACTATTGGCGAAACGGATAAACAGTATATCTCGTGATATGCCTGTAGAAGAAGTACAGGATGTGTACAAACAGTGGTGTATAAATTGGTGTATAGATCCTGTCTAAATACCCTTAAAATGGATACTTTCAGGATAACATGAGTACGCATAAACCTTTAAAATAAAGCACAGGATAGAGTTTTAACAACTCCTGCTACCCCTGCCACTAGCATTTTAGCCTTTAAATAAAGGCTTTTTTTATTTTTGGTGTATATTTTGGTGCATATTTCATTGATTTTATGCCTGTTTGTACCATAAAATGTCATTGTGAGGTGGGTATATGGCTATAGGTAGAGATAAAAAAACAGGGAAATGGTACTACTACGGAAGTATCTATCACAATGGAAAGATACTGAAACGATATAAGAAAAGAGGGTTCGCAACATCAACGAGTGCAAAGATAGCAGAGGCAGAGTTTTTAAAAGATTATGAACCTGAAGAAGAATATATGCCACTAAAGATGATGATTGAACTTTATCTTGAATACCATAAGCAGAATGTCAAAATGTCTACTTACACTACTGATAAGTATGTGTACGATAAAATAGCAAAGGAAATAAATGGTGACTACAGGAAAAAGGAAGTTCTCCAGGATTTCATTGATTCATGTGATGAAAGATATTCAAAGTCACAGGTATCCAAGATTTATTCATGTGTATCCAAAATGTTCAAGTGGGCAGTGAGAAATGAATATATATCCCGAAATCCTATGGATAAGATTTATAAGTCACCAAGGAAGAATGAAAGAAAAAAAGAGATGAACTTCTTTGAACCTGATGAGTTCAAGGCTTTCATAGCAGAAATAGATGATTTGAAATATCAGACAATATTTATAACTCTTTATTACATGGGTATGAGAAAGGGCGAACTCGCTGCTTTGACATGGAAAGATATAGATTTGAGAAACTGTACGATTAGGATCAATAAAACAGTAGATTTCAAAAATGGGCGGGTAATCACAAATCCAAAGACGAATAATTCCTATCGTACAATAACCATGCCAAACGTAGTGAAAAACAAACTGAAAGAGTGGCATGATGTATGCAGTACATTCACAAGCTATTCAGAGTGCTCTCTCGTGTTCTTTAACGAGAAATCGACTGAATGTATCCTGTCGCAGAATACGTTACGCAGAAGGCTTTTAAATGGCATTGAGAGAGCCAACGAAAAAGGGAACAACATCCCAAAGATTAGGGTTCATGATTTAAGACATTCTCATGCAAGCTATCTGATAAACAATATGTCCAATGGTTTTACAGATTATGACATAGCACAAAGACTGGGAGATACTGTAGAAACACTGCACAATACATACGCTCACTGGTTCAGAAAAAAGGATGACAGTATCATTTCTTTTATGAATATGGAAAATTAGTGTTGCAATCAAAAATATTTTCTGATATTATAATCATGTACAAAGACAAAGTCCTTTGTATGACAACTTGACAGTTTGGGTAAAATCAAGTTCTTTACAAATTGAATGTGTTGGCGCACATTCTTTTTTTTGTTTGTTTAGAATAAAAGTAGGGAATCAACCCTACTTTTTTCTGCTTAGGACAAGAACTCGGATATATACTTTCAATGATTCCATTTCATCCCTGTTCAATCTGCTAACATCTTCTATAATATTTTTTAGTTCCTTGTTGCTTTGCGTCTTTGATGCAATCTGCATGAGGTATCTTTTCGTTTCTAGTGAGAGTTCCTCGAACTGTTCTACATATGTATCACTAAAATCACTATCAGATATTGTCTTTTCTGTTATATCTAATGCAGTGCATATAATTTTCAGATTGTTTTCGGGTATGGATAGAGAGTTGTCTATGTAGCGATTTATCAATTCAACACTGATCCCTGTCATTTCTGACAGTTCATTTGGAGAAATTCCTTTGCTTTTGATTGATTTCGCAAGTCCTTTGGAACTCCATCCCATGATGTATGCCGGTGAAACCTTAAAGATTTTTGCAATTTCCTCGACCTTGTCAGATGGTATGTTGGTTATCACTCCTCTTTCATACTTGTATACAGTTTGAGGTGTGACATTCAATCGTTTAGCCAACATTTCTTGAGTATATCCGTTTTCTTTCCGTAGTTGCTTTAATCTAGCACCTATTTTCATAATATACCACCCCTACTTAAATAATATCAGATTCAAAGTCAAAATAATATTTATTTTTTTCTATTTCTAACTTCACAAGTTATTAATTAATTTACATTAAGTATAAAATAACTTGAAAGTATCAAATATATGGTTTAAAATTAACTTATAAAGTTAGAAATGAGGTGGTATAGATGGTCAAGACAGAGAAACTGGAGGCTTTGATTCATGGCAAAAACCTTGATATTGATGAGTTCGCAAGGAAATGTGGCATTGAACCAAGGCTTTTTCATTTCATGATGGAATCAAAAGTATTCGGTGCAGATGATATAAATAAAATCATCAGTGTGCTAGACATTGATGATATCAATGATGCACTCGATATTTTTTTTGACAGGAACTAACTTTAAAAGTTAGTTTCATCCGGTGCTATCTAACCTAGGCATTAGATTACATACTTTATCTCCTATTCATTCGTATTCATTATATTTCATTACTAATGTCTAGGTTAGATGGTATCGGTAGAAAGGAACAAATGTATTTAGACCATAAAGATATAGAAAAAACATTGAACGTAGGTCACAAAAAAGCCTACGAAATATTAAGAAAACTGCGTGAGGAATCTGGATGGGCAGAAACAAGGGAATGTTCGTTCATAAATAAGATTGTCATTCCAGAGAAGATTTTCACTGCTTACTTCCCAAACGCAGACATAAAAAAGGAATAGCCATGCTTGCAACAGATAAGGCTATTCCATGAAAGGATCGCATCAAGCGTAATTGATGCAAGATCATTATATCACGCAAAAAAACAAAACTCAAAATTTCTTAATTTCACCCTTGACTTTGTGTGCACAAAAGAGTTACACTATGTGTGTACAAAGAAACGAGGTGAAAAATGAAAGAATGGAACTCAAGAGATTCAGGTAAACAAATGGATAAACGTTTGCATATAAGGATCGATGCAAAAACGTTATCCAAACTTGATTCTCTTGCAACCAAATACAATATGTCTAAAGGACAAGTTGTAAGGTGGCTTATAAACAAACAAAAATGAAAAAAGGAATCACTCCTCTCCTCGACCAAAATTTGAGAAATGATTCCTAAACACACCACATGAAAACAAATGAGCAAACGCTCAACAAGTTTCCACGAGCATTTTAATTATAAATGATATCTCGTGGGAATTTCAAGGAAAAGAAAGGAAAGGACTACGAGATTTTATTATGACAACATTTGTAGAAGATTGGGCACATGATAGTGTCTACAAAAATTACATGGATGATTGTGCAAGAGTTGAGATTAACACTTACACAATCCAGGGTACTGCATACATCGTTGGATTGGACGGAGAAATCAAGCCGGGAACTGAGCACGAGTTTGAATATGAAATTGATGCGGAAAGTTCCGACCAAGCCTGGCATTATTTTGGATATGAATTTGCAAGTCCAAGACAGCTTGCAGAAGGCATTGATTATCCAATGAACCTGTTCATGAGCATGGTTGATGGCGAGTTCCTGGAATACGATATCGAGGCGGTTATCGTATGAAAGAACTCGGTAAGGGAATGGCTAATGTCGATATGGCATTAGCCAATAAATTGACGATGCAAAAAGAAAAAGAGGAGTATTGGAAACAATACGAACTCCAGGAACAGAGAAAGGCGATTGAGAAAGCAGATGAGCAAAGAAAACTCAATCGCCAGGATATGAAAAAAGTAATATTATGGGTCATTTTATTAATCTCGATAGTCCTCGTTGAGATGCTTACTTATCAAGTAGCAGATTGGATTGGGGGTGTGAGATGAAAGATTTGATTGTTAAGGAGTTGAAAAAAGGATCGCTTACAAGATATCAGCTATCCGAATTAACTCATAAAAGTGACCGAACAAATAGGGAACTGATTGCAGAAATCAATTCTGCACCATGCGGAAAGTATGGTGATGTATTGATAATCGCAACATCAGACAGAAAAGGATATCGCCTGGCAGAAGATGAGGACGATATCAAACATTTTATCAATGAAAGGCGAAAAAGAGCAGAGAACATCCTCATACCTGTAAACAAGGCAGAGAGGATGCTAAGAGAATTGGAGTGATGACATGGCTAAAAAGATTCAGGCATTAAAATCCCTGGAAGCAGGGCGTCCTGGAATCCGTACAGAAGTATATGATTCGGATGGAAATTTCGTAGCAGTTTTTGATTCTGCTAAACAGGCAGCGAAATTTATCAAAGAGCAGTTAGGCACAGATACAGAGCAGAAAACAATACAAACTGCAATAAGCAGAAATCTAAATGGAACTCTTAAACAATACAAAGGGTTTCAATTTAGGGAAGAAGGAGAAGTAGGAGAATGACTTTTGAATTAAAACCTAAAATGAGCAAAGGTCAATTGGTCACCAATGCTCAAACATTAGTAAAAGAAGTAGAGCAAGAATTAACAAAATATGAATACGTAGTCACTGAACAGAATTATGACCTAGCAAAATCTGACAGGTCTAATTTGAATAAACTTGTCAAAGAAATCAGTGACAAACGCAAGGACATTGAAAAGGATGTCTTTGGAAGTTGGAACGAGGACAAGAAAACAATCATGTCCTTGGAAAAGAAAATCAAAGAACTGTCTAGCAATCTAGGTGACGGGATCAATAGCGTAGACCAGGTTGCTAAAGATGAGAAGTTGGCAGAAATCAAAAAACTCTGGAAAGAGAAATCGGATGAACTTCCGATTAACGTGAATTTCGACATGGTTTATGACAAGCGTTGGTTAAATAAGACAACGAGCATGAATGAAATCGAAAGTGATATGTATCATGCAGTCAAAAAAGTAACCGATGACTTATCTATGTTGGAACGTTTCTATCCGGAAGATGAGTTTGAGAAAGAACAAGTCTTAATGAAGTATGAACAAACATTGGATGTGAAAGCAGCCATTGCTAAAGCAGATGAATTAAAAGAATTAAGAGCAAAGGTTGAGGAAATGACAAAGAAAAAAGAAAAAGAATCTCAACCACAAGAACCGACACAAGAACCGATTTGCTTTGAGAATCCCGAAAACAATACATGGTATGAAGAACCGGAAAAAGATACAAAAGAAGAACCGATCCGTTATGCCAAGTTTGAGATTGAGGGAACTGAAAGTGCATTTAAAACACTTAACGCAAATCTGCCGGCATTGTTAAAGCAGTGGGGAATCACATTCAGAGTAACGGAAAAAGGAGTGAAAAATAATGGCTAACAATTTAATGACAGTCGATTATAAAGTCGGCACACAAGACATCCATTTGGATGCAAATATCGTAAGAAATCAATTGGTAAATGGTCAGGGGAATATCACTGACCAGGAGTTATCTTATTTCCTTAATTTGTGCAAAGCACAAAAGTTAAATCCATTTATCAAGGACTGCTATCTGATTAAGTATGGTGATAGAAACCCTGCACAGATGGTAGTTAGTAAGGATCTATTTCTTAAACGTGCGGAAGAACATCCACAATTTGACGGTTTGGATGCAGGAATTATCGTTGAAAGAAATGGAGAAATAATCTATCGACATGGAGCATTTTACAACAAGCGTAAAGAAGAACTGCTTGGTGGATGGTGTGAAGTCTTTAGGAAAGACAGAAGCCACCCTATCAGAGCAGAAGTAGCATTTGATGAGTATGTTGGCATCAACAACAAAACAGGTAAGCCGAACAGTATGTGGTCTACCAAAGGTGCTACTATGATTCGCAAAGTTGCTTTATGCCAGGCATTAAGAGATTCATTCCCTAATGCTTTCCAACAGTTATATGGTGAAGAAGAGATGAACATTGACTTGTCAAAGAACGAAGTCATTGAAGCAGAAGTCGTTGAAGATTTGTCCAGTTATACAGAGTGTGCAAAGCTAAGAGCCGAGTGTGATGCAGTTGGTATTGACGTAAGGTCAGACAATATAAGCAAATGGATTTACGACAAGACAGGTTTGGAAACTCAAGACATGGGTCAGTTAAATGCATCGCAGACAGCGATTTTGGCTAAGGCTTATAAAACCCTTATCCAGGGTAAAAAAGCTAAAGAAGCCACTGTAAATGCACCTGTAGAGGATAGTCAGAGTTTTATCTAATGACCACTCTCAGAAAATACAATGGACAGTATTGTTTGAACAATCTGCATCTGTCAAAGATAAATCAAATGATACTTGATACAGGAGATGAGTTGGAAGTGAATGTGTCGTTGGTAGATAAGCGACACATCACAGACCAACAAAGAAAATTTATCTTTGCCTATCTCAATGATATGTGTGACTGGACAGGTGAGGATTCTGAATATCTTAGAGCAGTTATCATGCAAGCATACCAGGCAGTAAAGGGAATGGAAAGCAAATCTCTCATGCAGTACTCGCAGACAGAGGCATCAGAACTTATAGACACGATAATTGAATATGGTATACAGAATGGATTCATCAATGTTGAGAGAGCCAACGAGTACGAATATTCATTCAATGAAAGACAGACATATTCAATGTGCTTATCAAGAACGTGCTGTATCTGTGGTAAACGTGGTGCAGATATACATCATGTAGACCAAATTGGAACGAAAGGAAATAGGGATAAGATATCCCACATAGGATTACGAGCCTTACCATTATGCAGATATCACCACACAGAGTTCCATCAGATAGGTAAGGCACACTTTGAAGAAAAGTATAATGTTTCACCGGTGAAAATCGATAAAAAACTTGAATACTTCATCAAAAAAGGAAAGCTACGAGAATACAAGGAGATACAGAATGAAAGTAAGTGAGAACATCTACAAAGTTGATAAAGAGGACGGATACTATACGTACTATAAAGTAAAAGGATCTAGAAACGGAACGAACATCGAAAAGTACTTTACAAATCTTGAGCAAGCAATAGCCTACCGGGATTTAGTTCTTCCACCTAAAAAAAAGACAAAGTATCACGCTATCAAAACGGAAGTAGATGGTATCACATTTGATTCTAAGAAAGAGGCGAAAAGATACCAGGAACTGAAACGATTCGAGCAGCTAGGCTTAATCAAAGACCTGGAATTGCAAGTGCCATACGTGCTTATCGAAAAATCAGAATACGGACGTGAAATCAAATATAAAGCCGATTTCGTGTACTTTGACAGGAAAAACAACGCAAAGATAGTTGAGGATGTAAAGGGGGTGAAAACACCTGTATACAAACTCAAAAAGCGTATCATGGCAGAGAAATACGGAATCGAGATACAGGAAGTGTGATGGAATATGAACCACAGTTTCAATGTTGAATTAGCAATAAAATATGGTGTAAACAGTGCTATCTTGTTTGAGAATATGTACTTTTGGATAAAGAAAAACCAAGCAAATGACACAAACTACTTTGATGGGAATTATTGGACATTCAACAGTATCAGAGCATATGAAGAATTGTTCCCTTATATGTCACAAAAGCAAATCAAAACTGCATTAGATAAATTGATTGATGAAGGACTTGTCATTGTAGGTGATTACAACAAAGACAGACGAGATAGAACTAAGTGGTACGCAATTACCGAAAAGGGTTTTTCCATATATACAAAAGGTAAAATGCATTTACCAAAAAAGGAAAATGCATTACCCCAAAAGGGCGAACCATTACCATATATAAACACAGATATAAACACAGATATAAATACAGATATATATATAGGTGAGTTTCCTGTGGAATCTCACTGTGAAGAAAGCATCCCTTACCAAGAAATCATTGATTACCTGAATCAGAAAACAGGTAAGCATTACAGAGCGAACATCAAAAAAACAAAAGAGTGTATCAATGCTAGATGGAAAGAAGGATTCAGACTTGATGATTTTAGACAGGTGATAGATAACAAATGCTCACAATGGCTAAACAACAAGGATATGAATAAGTACCTGCGACCGCAGACATTGTTTGGCACAAAGTTTGAATCTTATCTCAATGAGGATGAACAAGCACAGGACGATGATATCTGGGCGAAAATGATGAGAGGTGAGATATGACATTACAGGAAACGACAATGATCCTGAACCTATTAAAAACAAATTATCCCAATGCCTTTAAAGACAAGAGTGCAGAAGATATCGTGCTCATGCGGAACCTATGGCAGTCACAGTTCAAAAGTACAGATGCGAAAGACGTGAACATAGCAGTACAAAGGCACATACATACAAGTCAGTATATGCCAAAGATATCTGAAATTGCGGGACTGCTGCCTACCAATGAAAATGCATTGGAGATGAAAGGTGACCCTAAGAAAATCAAGGCATTGCAGAAATTGTGTATGGGATACCAGGATGTTTTGAGAAAATGTGAAGCAGAACACAGATTACCAACAAACGCAGATTTTAGACCATACAGAGAACAGTATGAAAAAGAAACAGGAGAAAAATTACATTAGAAAGGAAATTAATATGTATTACCAAAGTTTATACGATTACGAAAAACAAACAAACAGAAATAGCCAACCAAACGGAAACATCAAACCGGAACAGTACGATGTGTACTGGTGCAAAATGAAATATCACAATGATGAAACTATCGCTAATACAAGACCGGTGATTATCGTTTCCAACAATTGGAACAACGCTAACGCAAACACATTGAATGTTATCCCATGTACGACAAAGGAAAAGAAACCATTACCATGTCATGTAACATTGCAGGACAACACAATAGCATTAACAGAACAGATTACTACTATATCAAAAGCGGACATTCTCGAATACAAAGATACATTGAATTGGAGAGATGTCAGAAATCTAAAAATTGCTATGCAGATACAGTTTGGAACTTTATAGGGGGAGAAAATGAGAGATTATACAAAAGACGGATACAGGATCAATAAAATGATAGCAATGCAGATGGAACTGGACAAAGCTATCTATGATGCGAAAGATGTCAAATATGACCAGGAAAAAATCAAACTGGCTATCCTGGATGAGATTGGTGAGATGACACACGAACTGAAAGGGAACTGGTGTTGGTGGAAAGATACGCAGCCACCTGTAGACAATCAGAGAGTTTTGGAAGAACTCGTGGATGTATGGCATTTCACAATGAACCGGGAATACCATGAAAAATTCACAATGGTAAGAAGTTATTTCAAAGATAGTGATTTTCCATTGGAATACATAAATGAAGAGGGAAAAGGAACATTGGAAGAACTCAACTATGCTATTGATGAGTTTATTCATGAGATGGACATTGAAAGATTGGTTACACTGACAATTTTATTGGGATACACAATCGAGGATGTATACGAGGAATACAAGAAAAAGAACGCAGAAAATTATGAGAGGTTAAACAATGGGTATTAACAGAGAAGATTTCCAAAAAGCAGCAGAGAACGCTCTTAAGCAGTTTTCACAGGCGAATTATGGAGTACTTGATAGCAAAGTATATGCAATTGTCGGTGTTGCAATATCGTGCATTTTAAGCGACATGGAACTATCACTTTTTGGTGGTGATAAAGAAAGAGAGGTACAGGCATGATAAACAGAACAGTATTGACAGGAAGAATCACAAATGACATTGAATTGAGAAAGACAGGCAATGGAGTTAGCAATGTGACATTTACATTAGCAGTAAACAGAACATTCAGAAAAGACGGACAACCAGAGGCAGATTTCATTAACTGTGTGGCATGGAACAAAACAGCGGACCTTATGTCAGAGCATCTTCATAAAGGCTCACTGATTGGAATTGATGGACGAATCCAAACAAGAAACTACGAGGACAAGACAGGGCGAAAAGTATATGTAACAGAAGTCGTATGTGACAATGTAACGTTCCTTGAACCTAAGAACACAACAGGATCGGTACAACCAAGACAGAAACCAACGAATGTAACATATCGAGATGAAGTAGACACATACCAAAATCCGTATCCTGATATCGCCTCGGACGATTTACCATTCTGATGGAAAAACCCTGGACATTTGTAGATAAGTATTATCGCATCCATCGTGGAGATGTAGTCATGGCAGTATTGCAAGATGAAAAAGGATATGAGGAAGTCGATATCATCAAGTATCACAAGAACGGAAAATGGTACTGTGTCGATAAAATGAGGAAAGAACTGCTATTAGACATACATTGCATCGGATATGTGAAAAAAGACAAAGAGTACTTTGACCGCAGACAGGAAGAAGCAGAAAACAACATCGAGGGATGGCGACAGGAACTTATCCGTAACGAAAGAGAGCGTAGAAGATTCCTGGGAGATTCACAGAACTCTCTCTAACCAACTTTAAACGAGCGTACAGAGCGATTTAGCCTTTATGCGACTAAATACTAACTTAAAAGGTTAATCGCTCTCAAAACGCTTTTAACGCAATAATATCAAAATGAAAGGATCTAACATGACAATCAAATGGATAACAAAACAAAGCAATAAGAAAGCAGATGTAACAATCAAACAAGGAAATAGCAAAGGAAAGAGCAGAGCCAACATTACATTTAGAAATGATGTTTGGAAAAAGATAACGGACACAGGATACATGAAAGTGGGAGTTGACGGAAATAGAGTTTATTTCGTTCAAGGTCTGACGTCAAATGATTACAAAGTAACAATCAAAGGCGATTGTAGAAATGGATATGTTCAGCCATACACAGATTTATTAAAAGGGTTTGACGGTGATTACACATTGAAAAGGGATGCAAAAACAAATTTGAGATATATCGAAAGGATCTAAATAATGTTAGCTAGAAACTTATATAATAACGAACTGAATGAAGATGTGTGGTATGCGGACCCTGTAATCCATTTCCATTTCCCGGATGCTATGTACTACGGATACGCAAAAGGAAAAATGTTTATTTTAGAACCTGTAGTGATAGTAGGCGAAATTCAGAATGAGTACAGATACTTCACAGTGGATGATGAAAAGAATGTATATCCTACACAATACGTGCAGATATTTACAAGCAGCCATGATGTGTTGGAACGCTCATTTAATGAATTAGAGTTCGATATTCAATTTGTCAAGAAGATGAACGCAAGATACAACGAGAAATTCAATCTGATAGACGTATGGGGAGATGGAAGTAAGTGTATCGAGGTAAAGAACGATGACTATCTGATACGTATCGATGTATTGGAACTAGTGTTTGCAAGCAAGGATTATGGAACATATGCCTACGGATACGATTTTTGGAATATTAAGAATAAATCTGGAAGTGCCGGGAGCATATCATATATCGAATTAATCAACAGATTAGATGGAATGTTACATAGAAAGGAATATGAACAGTTAAATCTGTTCTGATGAAAGGATCTAACATGGCAGTAATAGTTAAAACAGTCAACATGCCTAAGACATGTAAGACATGCGATTTCATGGAATGGAACTTCGAGTGGGATATATGCACATGCCCACTACTGATGAAATCGGCAGATATAGATGATGAAAAAGCGATGAGATGGGTTAAAACAGGACGATTAGAAGATTGTCCTTTAGAAGAGGTGGATGATTATGAGTAGTAGATTTGTGAGAATTGATGATTGCCTAGTTAATGTGGATGATATAAGTGTTGTTATTGAAAGAGGTAAGAACATTGCGATTTGCATGAGAGGTGACTTCGAGGGTAATTACATGATTCCAGTTAACAAAACTCTTGATGAGTTATTAGAGATTCTAAATGAAAAAGAATCATCTGTTAAATGGATTATGAATGCTGGAAAAGGAGAACAAAATGAGTGAATTAATAAAAAGAGATGATGCCATTGAGTGTTTAGAAAAAGTGAAGGAATGTCTTGTCTTAGATGATCAAATGTTTGTCGATTGTTTGATTGACGACATAAAACGCATTGAGCCTTTTAATAAAGGCATAAATTGGATACCATGCAGTGAGAGATTGCCAGAAGATAGTGACTATCACGATTTATGGGAGACTCCAGACGGTGCTGTGCTTTGGTGTAAAGCAACAGGAGAAATCGGCATTGGATGGTATTATGAAAGCACTAAAAATTGGTGTGACCTATGGGATAACGGTGTAAAAGATGTAATCGCATGGATGCCATTACCAGATCCTTACAAAGGAGAACAAGAATGAAAAAATCATGTTCAGATTGTAAGCTCTATTATCGAAACGGAAAAAATATGTGTGATGCAGGAATGTGGAGCATTTATCATTCGGGCGAATGTATGTGGTACGAGCCTACATTGATAGCAAGGCTTAAAGGGTATTTAAGAAAAAAAGAAAGGAACACATGACTAAATACGTAGAATTAAATGCAGTATTGGACGCAATAGGAAATCAACAGGACGGAACAGGAATGACATTTGAAGCGTTGAGCCATGCTATGCGAGATGTGATGTCACTTCCACAAGTAGATGCAGTGCCTGTTAGACATGGACACTATGTTGGCGAGGGTGACGGATACGCAAATGGCGAATTAGTATATGATGTTTGGAAGTGTTCAGAATGTGGATGTGTATTTGAAGATGAGTATGAAAAACCAACATATAACTACTGCCCTAATTGTGGCGCAGATATGAGAGGAGATAACAGTGAGAATGAATAAATACGGTGGCTACTGTGACGTAGAAATAGCAGATACAAAGATATATCGGCTGTGGTACGGAATGCTACGTAGATGTTATGACAAAGCACAACACAAAAGGAGCAGAGGAAAACCATATGCAGACTGCGTAGTGTGCGAAGATTGGATGATATATTCTAATTTTGAAAATGACATAAAGAAATTGGCAGGATTTGCCCAATGGTATGCTGGTAATGATATGCAGTTTGACAAGGATATTCTTGGCGATGGAAAAGAGTATAATCGTCGAAACTGTTGCTTTGTGCCGAGAGAAGTGAACATGGCTTATATGAACAGGCAACATCCGAACATTACAAAGAGTGCAAACGATTCACATAAAGTCGCATATGTTTTGCAAAAAGATGGAGAAACGCTTGTGTTTGAATCGGAGAAAGATGCATGCAAGTACCTTGGGGTTGTCAAATGCTCGGTGGCATCCTGTTATAGGAGAGGTACAAAATGTAAAGGATATTCAATAGCGAGGATGGATGCCAATGACTGAATTTGGAAAAGCGATACGGATACTAAGGATTGAAAACAATCGAAAGCTGAAACAGGATGCAGAAGACTTTGGTGCTACTGCATCATACATATCAGCGATTGAGCATGGAAAGAAACAAGTAAGCGATAGCTATCTTGAGTATTGTATCAAGACATATGGGAATAAAGACAGGCTTACAGAGTTAGCAAAAAAACAGAATCAGTCAACTGAAAAGATTGCAGTTATTAGATGTAAAGATTGTAAACATTGGTTAACGGTTATTGATAAAGATATTGCAGAAAGTGGACTTTGTAACAAACATTCACAGTTAGAAACCACAAAAGCATATGAATACTGCTCAAGAGCAGAAAGGGAATAAGAATGAAAGGACGCAGTTGTGAGAAATGTGAGTTTGCCAAGGATGCGTTTGGCAATTTCATAGAATGTGTGCGATTGCACCGCTTTATAGACTGGTGGTATTGGAACAACGAAACACCGTATGACTGTCCGATAGAAAAGAGGAAAGAAGAATGAAATTTACAGGTAACGAAATTTATTTAGTATCAAAGATTTTTCAAAACTATTATTGCATGGGAATTTATGAAATAGCAGAAGAAGACGAAGTTGCGAAATCCTTGTTTATCAAACTGGGATTGATTGAAGGAGAAACAAATGAATGAACTAATGCCATGCCCATTCTGTGGTGGAAAGGCAGTGTTGATACAGAAATCTAGTGGGTATGTTATCAACCCTCCAACGATAACCAATTCATATATCGTTGGTTGCGAGAAATGTGGCATATTCACAAAGGCATATGAAAGTAAAATTTGGCAGGATAAAGATGGAAAAGTGAATATTGAATCCAATGGTGCGACAGTCGCAATAAAGGCATGGAATAGGAGAGTGAACAAATGAGTGAAAAAGTATTACATGAAATCACAATGGAAGAAATGATTGAACAGAACAAAACGTATCTCGGTTTTATCGAAAGCCGATATAAAGAGATGCGAAAGAGATGTGAAAAGCTAAACAATAGGTGTGAGTACATCGAGTTAAATTCATACGGAGAAGGCATTAAAAAAGGCGAACAATTGATGCAAGAGAAAGTTGATAAGATTATCGACTACTGGGTGAATAATCCCAGTATCCTTACTCAATGGTTTGGCAGTGAAACAACATTGTTTCAGTTGCTAGAAAAAACTAAACAAACATGCGAAAGAATTGAATATGAAACAGAAAAAGAGCAAGAGATTCATGTTGGAGATGTCATTGAAGATATCGGTGGTGTAAGAACGCTACTAGTCACAAATGTGGTGAGTCCTTATGTATACACATTAGATAAAGACGGTCGGGACGGTGTAAGAAATGAAAAGGATGTTGTCAAAACAGGCGAGCATTATCCACTTGACGAGTTTTTAAAGGAGTTGAAATGATGAAACCAACAAATGAAGAAATTTTTAAGGCTTTGCAAGTTTTGCAAAGTGTTTGTGAAAGTAGTGAAACTTGTGAGAGTTGTCCATTAGAAAAAAATAGTGATTGTGGTGTGAATTTAGACCATCCAGAGGGATGGGAACTGCATGATGTGAATGAATGGAGAGCGTTTTAAAAGGAGTTGCAATAAATGAAGCCAACATATGAAGAAGTGTATAGAGCATTAATTATAGTGCGTGAATTTTGCTCGAATAATAAAGAGTGTGAAAATTGTCCGTTGGATTTAGGTGGGTGTGGATTATTAATAAAATCACCTGAAGATTGGAGAATTGGAACTTTAGAATATTGGAAATCGTTTGAATAATTGAGTGGCACTCGAAAAAACTCGAAAGGAGCGTGATTGAATGGACGCAATGGTTTTAGTATTTGTTTGGTTGTTATCTTTAACGGTTTTGTTTGGGGTGTTATGTAACGTTGTTGACAGAAGATATCGTGAACTATTACGTTTGATAAATGGTCTTGACGATAAGACTGCTAGGTATTATGAAAGAGCAAAGGACATGATTGTCGAAACAGATAAGTTCGTTTATGACAACAGAAAACAATTATGCAAGGATGGTATGAACAACGAAAAAAAGTTCGGCAGTCTGGAACGCAGGGTGAATTACATCATTGATAAATTGACCGATGCAAACCAGTATGAGATTTATAAGAAGGTGTATGCAGATGAACACGAACAAAAAGAAACTCGACTTTAACGATGTGATCCATAACGGAAAGCAGTTGTATTATACAACACAGGTAAAAGGACAAAACGCAGAGTACGATTTTGATGAGCATTATTACGACCAGGTACTTCTTTTTATGGATACTGCTATGGATGAATTGAACAGGATGAATCGCAGAATATTCGGTCTTGAAAAGCAGGTAGAGAATTACCGGGAAAAAGAATACAAGTATCGCAGGAGTTTATGACGGATAGAGAAAAGAAGATATACCATGCATCAATAATCATGAGAGGAATACTCATGGTGTTATGGATCGCAATGATAGCAGCTACTGTATACATGATATGGGAACATAATATAAAACTGGCAGTAGGATGTATGGTTTCAAGAATCATAATACAGTACTTTGTGGACGAACTAAAAATTGAGGATGAATAATCCTCTTTTTTTTATTAACAATTATTAGATTTTTAATGAATTTTTTATTGCAATTATATAATCAATTATGATATTATATGGGTGCAACAGATAAGGCATGTGCCTAGAAAGGATAAAATATGGAACAGAAATTATTTGATGACATGCAAGAAGTCATTTTCGACCTTGCATGTCGAGAGCATTATTACACTCTTAAGCCTGGAGAGGTCAACTATAGACTAAGCCAGGTACTAAAAGAAAACAATTGTGAAAGAGATTTATTGGAAGTAGTACAGGAATGGAGCACAGATAGCGGTGACCCTGTATACCCATATGCAGAGGAATTAGTACAGTACATGGATATCTGCCTGTTCTCAACGAACAAGTATGCAATCCATCGCGACATCTTGATGGGGATGTTCAAGTACAACACAGGCACAAACGAGATAGAGTATATGTATCTCGATGTAGTGCATCAGTACTTGACAACATACGATTGCATCAATGATCCTGATGGAATCGCCCATGAGGTATATGAGTGCTATGAAGTCTTGAAGTCACTTGCAGATGTAAGTGATTACCACTACGATAAAGATAAGAATATCGTAGGGTTCACGATCCGTTGGGATGGCAGAGTGTATGATTTTATTCAAGAACCGGGAACAAAAACATTATGTATTTATATCCCGGTCAAGGATATCTTTGAATCATTGGACTATGATGAAATAGTCAATGACAGAGATGACCTGAAGGATGCATTGATTGACGTCCTTAAAAAAGGTCACCTGGATGAAGAAGAAAACCAGGATAAGTTGGCATATGTGCTAGACAGATACCTGGGAATCAAACCACATGAGTGGTTATAGAAAGAGAGGCGGAAACAATGAAAAGAAAAAACAAATTATCTCCAATCGGAGAAATCGTAAAAAGGATGAATGACGAGAGAGAAAAGGCTCACTCGCCTTATGAAGGTAATGCCTTCTACACAATTTCTGATGGTATCGTTGTTATCGATGTAGAAAAGCTGCATCGATACGCAACGAAATACAACATGAAAGAGGACGTTGAGGGAATCAAGAAAGATTTCTACAATGCCCTGGCTATTGCAAAGAAGCAGGGTGATAAATGGAACGATGTAGATCCTCGTTATCCTGATAACCTGCATCATGAAGGATTCACACTTAATGGTTATACGTTCGTTAATTATTATTCCGGAATAGCCGGTGACTATTGGTATACAGAACAAAATGGATATCCTGTATTCCGACCTTGGTGAGGTACCGCCCTATGTTCGGATATAAAGATTTACGTGAGTGGAATGAGGAAATGGATAGAGATGACAAAATGTATTACATCGATGTCCAGTTCTTTGAAAAGTCACGATACACAGGTGACTACAAAGAAAAGGATGGAGATACCGTCCATTTCCAAACAGATGACCTGGCAGATGCTAAAAAAGAGTACGAGTATCTAAAAGGCTTGCACTCCGGTGAACTTGTACAGATAAAGCTGATGAAGGCTTTTGGAGTGTACAAGAGAACTCTTGAGTACGAGCCAATGCAGGAATACTCAACGCTAAAGAAAGAAAAGTCTGCTCAATCAAGAGCAGCACAGAAATACGCAAAAGTTAATACAGTATCCAAATCGCTGACGTTCAACAAAAAGACGGATGCGAAATATATTGAACGGATCAATAAATTAGACGAGCCTTTCATAACATATATAAGAAGATTAATGGATAAGGAAATGTCCGGCAGATAACCGGACTTTTTCTTTGCTGGAAACTAACTTTAAAGTATCCCCCTGTATGCAAGGGTAGTATACATAAAAAGTCAAAAATGGTATAATAATAGTGGGGATGAAAGACCTATATACCGCCTCAAATCTAACCCCTTTCATCCCTGTTTATACCGCCCTAACTGCAAACGCATGTTAAGGAAAAAGACGGAAAAGTACCCCCCTAATCGCAACGAATGTACCCGCCTAATCGCAAACGTACATGAAAGGGGAAAAACTACCCGCCTAATCGCAACAGATATGTGAGAAACGGGGGAAGTGTAATAAGACACTTCCTCGTCCAATAGGAATATCCAATAGGAATATATATAAGGATCGAAACCAACTTCCTGGTACTGCTGCACCGATTAAAACGTATATCCAAACCAACTGAATCATATAAAAAAGTCTTTGAATCATCTCTCTATTGTAGTAGCGAACAACTAGAGCAGTTACAACTGTATTGGGTCATAAATTGTGCAATCCTTTTAAAACAACCTTCTTGATAAACTATCGGTGTAGCAGAGGATATACGATAACTAGTGGAATCAAACGGAAACGAATGAAATCAATTGTAAACCACTGTTAAAAGCATAGGAATGACTACAATACCACCAAACCAAACGGAATCAATAAACTGTAAACTAACCAAAGAACCACCATATAACCGACAACAAAGGTATCAAGTATAAAGTAACCAACACTACTAAAGAGTATTTACACTACAAATACTCCTTTTTTTATGCTCTATCCCACTATCTATACATATCTGTACCACTCTATTTTGTATTTTTAACTCACTTTTTATATACAATTATTATATATGTGTACCGATGTATTTTGTATTTTTCCATATTTTTTTTAACCTGTACCGATGTATTTTGTATTTTGGCTAAATGTTCATGAATTGTGAACAACTTTTGGTCTTACCCCCGGAAATTTTGAGACCACCTGGAAAAAATGTCTATGGATTGTGAACAAAATTGGATATTTCACAAGTGAAAAACACTTGAAAAATATAATCAATTATGAGAAAATAAGCATGAAAGGATACGCAAAAGCGTATTGAGCAGCACAAATGCTCAAGGTAAAAATCATGAAATATCAAGTTAAAAAAGTAAATGGAATTGGAATTAATGAGTATTGCAACAGAATTAATGAATTAAATGAATTAATGAGAGAGTGTAGTAAGGAAGTGTTGAAATCTCAGGATCTGGAAAACGAGTTGTTGAAAGATTGTAAAGGATTCAGTGAAAAGTTAGCAGTTATTAGAAATAAGGAATATAAGTTACTAGATAAACGTATTAAGAATAATAGAAAAATGAAAACACTATATATTATAGAAAAAGAATCAATTGAATTTGAATTGCAAAACTTTATTGAATTATTGGTATTAAATGCAATTGCATTGAATATTGAGTATTTAGGAAATATTCCTTGTCATTATAAGCGGGCTTTAAACGTTATAAATGAATCTTTAATTGATACCGGTATAAAAGTATATAAGAGTTGTTATGGAAGACTTGAGGCATATTACATAAATAATATTAGCACTACAGTTAGCAGCGATTGTTCATCAAGTGTTACATATAAAGAAGTGTATGAAAAGGAGGATACATATAAACATAGTGAAATACTTTCTTTAACTGAAATTAAAAGAGAAATCAATGAGTTAACGCCTGAAATAAATCCAATCACACAAATTGAGGCATATAAGAAACGATATATAGAATTAATAAATGGATCGCTTGAACAGTTTAAAAGCTATAGAATCAAGTCATATGTAAAAAAAGAATCCGGCTTTAATGATTTATGGTAGAAAGGAAAAAAAGAAAATGTTCACAAAAAAAGAATTAGATAATATGCGAAAAAAAGGGATGTATAGAGAACGTTACATAATGGATACATATGACTTTGTTACAGTTTATGTATCTGGAAATCACTTTATTGCAAAATTCATAAATGAAAATGAAAAGATATTCGCGTGTTATTGTATCGATTTAGAAAGATGGATCTAAAAATGAACAGTGGATATATAGATTATAAAATGAGCGTTCGTGCTTATAACTGTTATGAGGAAAACATAAAGCCGTTATCAAAATGGACTAAAACAGAAATTATTGAGATATTAGAAAGTTATGACTTCAGTAAAAAGGACTTTACTATAAACGATTTAAAAAGAATACCGGCGCCGGCATTAAAAAACTTGTTTCTATCGTATGACAGTTGGCACCATACTAGCAGCTATTACAATCAAACTTCTTTCTATAGTTTTGACGATGAAATGTTTGAATCTATTACATTGGAAGATATAAACGCAATAATGCAACGAATCAAAGAAAAAAAGAGAAAAGAAAAAGAGAAAAAAGAAAAAGAAGAAAAATGGAAATGTTCGTATCTTGAGTGGTCCGGTACTCGTAAACATCCAAAAGCTAATAAATGTGTAGAGATTGGCGTTATCAAGGGAAATTGGTTTTACCTGGATAATGGAAAAAGGAAAAGCATAAACGCAAATGGTTTTGAAAAGTTAGAAAGGATCGAAAAATGATTATTAGATATAAAGAACGTATATATATTGATAGCTATAGGTGTATTGATACCATCAAGGAAATTAATGCAATTAGAACGTTTCAGTCCGGCGGGCTGCTATACATATATAGAGACAGATATAACATAATGACAATTGAAAAAAATAATGTAATAGAAATAGAAAGGAATAAATAACATGAAAATGAAATATCTAAAACAAGTCTGTTCACAGACTAAAAACTTGAAAGGATGCTATGATCCTTTCTATTTACAATTAAACTACAATACAAAAACAAATGAATTGTTACTTGATGAACATTATGACTTAGGACATAATTGGTTGTCACATTATGAGGATGAAAACATTGTTTTTATAAGTATTATTGAGGACCCGCTAACAATGAAAGAAATTAGAAACATGGTAGAACAAACACTAAAAAGAAAGGCTATGAGAAGAATGAAAAGAATATATCTAAGTTTAACAGAGTATGAGGCTATTAAATGCACCGGTGATATCGACTATATAGAAATACTTGAGGGAACACTATTAGACAATGAATTAATAGAAATTAATGGCGTTATGTATGCAGCATATGAACATGTTCTTAATTCAAATAGCAGTGATTTATATGTTGAAATTGCAACCACTGATAAAGAAAAGGAAATTGTAACATCAAACTTTGAACAATTCAAAAAATCATATATAAGCGATCGTATTTGGGATTATATACATTATTCCAGGTATTCCATTGATAATAACTTTAAACGTGATGTAAACACCGGTGAAAAGATATTCGATCCGATGATAGTAAATCAGTGCTTACAATCGTTCTATAAAGACTGCATTGAAAGTCTGGAATATTATTGCGATGATAAAGAAGAGTGTAAACAATATATAAAGGATTATATTAAGACACATGAAAGTAGGTGTTATTAATGTTAACAGGTTTATTAATAGCATTGAATATGAATATATATATGTTTAACGGTTATATTGTAGAAAGAACAATTATCCCACGTTATGACTATTCAGGCATTGTAGAAAAGGAATATCATAGCAGTGATATAAATGTATATATCTTGAATGATATTCCAGTGGGGTATATATATGAGTAGATTTATTCTTGCATGTATTGGATGCTTAGTTGCTTACACGATAGCTAGCAAGTGTGTACCGATCCTAATACTATTATTAGTTATTACAGGAATAGAGTGTAAATAACTCTATTCCTTTTCTTATGCCTGGATTGACTACTTGTGAATAAGATCTTGAATGTGAACAATATTGTGAATAAATCTTTATCTTTAACAATATGATTTCCTATCAATCTGTTCATATTGTGAAATGTTCACAACCAAAACTGAAAAAACGCAAAGCGCAAAGGGAAAACCAGGTTTACGCAGACCCCCATCCAATATGTCCAAAAAAATTCACCCTTGCTCCCATCAATTGAAAAATTTTTGATTATATTAAATTCACCTTGCACCTGATAGCGTAAAAAGTCATATGAAAATCAGAAAAAGCTAACTTAATAAGTTAGTAAATGGTATAATGTAGGTATGGCGAACAGTATAAGCAAGAAGAAAGAGCACATGATAATGGAAGAATACTGGCGGAATGGCATGAACGCAACAGAGGCAGTATTAAGCGTATTTCCACATTGGAAAAGGAAAGTAGCATGTGAGTGGGGATGTCGGATTACGAAGAAGTACAGGGAAAAGACAGCCATCATAGCTAAGAAGCAGGATGCTGAGATGGAGCACGACTATGTATTAAGCGTAATGGACAGGCGGAAGATATTAAGTGACATAGCTAAGGGGAAGATGGTACGAGAAAATGGAGAAGTAGTGAACACGAGTGCCAAGGACAGGATCAGTGCTATAAAGCAGTTAAATGTAATGGATGGAATCGGAACGAGTGTAAGTGGAGTAGTGAACAACACATATAATTTAAGCCTTACTGACGAAAGGCGGATGATATCTGACAAGATAGACAAGATATTAGAGGGAGAATTTACCGAGGCAGAGGATGACAGTACAGGAGAAAGTTAAGCGATTATGTGAGGAGGCGGAAGAATGTAGTAAGTTACCGAGATGGGTAAAAGGGCACATACCAAAGCATTACAAGAGATTGAGCATTGAGATGGATGAGGCAATAGAGATAGCTAAGATTGGTGCTAAGGAATCGATGTTATGTTACAAGACACCGTTATTTTTCACGCAGAGTTTGCTGTTTGGTGCTGTAGTCCAGGGGAAGTACAAGACGATTGTAGTTGTCACACCTAGCCAGTATGGGAAATCATGGACATGTGGAGAGATTATCTTTTGGTTAGGGTTTCATGGGCATGAAGTAAGGGTTGCGGGCGGTGACGATGGAACTACAGAGATTATCATGAACAAGATACTTGGTCACATACCAAATGCACATCCGGAGATGAAGAAGAAGTTATTGGAAACACCCGATAAGATTGACAAACTTCAGTCGAGTTTAAGCAAGAGGAAATTAACGTTCAAGGGCAGTGGATTGATTGAGGCTATATCGTTAGGAGAGAGCACGAACGACCCTTTAAAGCACAATAAGGCTGTAGGACGTGGTGGTGACATATTTTTAGATGAGGCTGCCTTATGTTCCGATGATGCTATGGCAGAGATAGGGCGAAGGGAGTTCTCCAATGTGAATGGTGAGAAAGATTTACTGTTTATGATATCGAATCCCCATAAGGTAGGAACGTTTTACGATTATCTAACGGATGAGAATCCTGCCGAGGACACATTGATAGTATGGATGGATGTAAGGACGAGCCTAGAGGAAGGACGTATCCCCAGTGTAGAGAGGGTATTGAACAGTCAGTTTTTCAAGAATGATTCCACATGCCAGAGATATTTCCTATGTGAATTAGAGGATTATTCTGACAAATCGATGTTCCAGAACATGAAATTGATAGATTTAGGGCAGAATTACATTGACAGGCTGTCCCAGGAGAGATGCACATTTTTCCTTGGTGTGGATGCCGCCTACAAGGGCAAGGACAAGATTAAGGTCTGTCTTACATCGTTAAATTCGCATGGAGAGGTGTATGTGCTCGATATTGCGGACATTTACAAGGGTGAATGGATAGACGGAGTAACGAGTGTGAAGATTGTAGCCGATATTTTGAAGATTATAAGGCAGTTCAGGGTGAAATATGTGTCTGTTGACATTGGATTTGGTGTCTATATCCTTGAGGAACTTGCGAAATATGCTGATAAGTACGAATTTATCGTCAGAGGGGTAAATTTTGGTGGCGGAACGGACAAAAAAAGAGCCAAAAACGGTCATTATTCGGCTAAATATGGTGCTAACATGCGTTCCGAGATGCATTTAGACCTTCAGGAACTCATGGATTATGGAAAAGTATGGTTTACGGTGGGTGTAGCCAAGGTTTTAAAGCCACAGATGGCTGCGGTACGAACATTGAAGACCAGGAACGGGAAAACAGGGATAATAAGCAAGGATCTAATCAAGGCAAAGATTGGACATTCCCCCGATGACCTGGATTCGTGCCTACTGTCCATACATTCCCTCATGTGTTATAATATAGGTAGTGGGTTAGACTATTACAATCAGTTAGAGGATAGGAAGGAGCGGGATGAACAAGCGTCAGCGTAAGAAGAAACTCACTATGAGCAACAAACCTATTCCAAGAAAAGTAGGAAACGGATGGACGGACATGGAAATCATCGAGGAAATGGCTCGATGCACATCCTGTTCCAGTGGTTTCCACATCGAACCTATGAAAGACCTTGATGAGATTGAATTTCTCGTTGAGAATCTATCCACACTGCCTTATGTAGAATCGCAGTACATCAATCTATTATTCTCCAATGGTCTAACGACCGGCGAAGAAGAATCTACTCTTAAGCTAAGGAATTTCCTATACAGAAGGAACATCCAGGGCATAACTAATCTTGAAATAATCCAACAGGCAATCATCCACTCAAAGAGATACGGAAAATGTGGTATCCGATGGCTTTCGGAGAAAGATGGAATCATCCTTGTACCGCATGACCATTATGTAACCATCGTTGAAGATGACGATGAGTACAAGGGATTCAAAAGACCGTATTACTACGCAGTAAGTGCAGACCCTGACAAGCCTATTTCATTAGGAAAGATAGAAATCGACAGGGATGAATTTGAGAGGACACACCGATTGATTGACAGGGAAGGCAAGGTCATCATCGTAATGCCTGATGAGTTCATCAATTTACGGAACGACCCATCGAAAGAGAACGGTGTTTCGGTATTCCACAGGGATAAATTAAGACTGAAATTAATATGCAGTGTCTATCTACGACTGAACTACGATATCGAGTATGACGGACCAGGACGTATAATCTTCTGGATGAATGATGAAGTTTCCAATGGTTCTATCGAATTATCGGCAGGAGAAATCATAGACAGGACGAACACTGCACAGAATGACCGGTTACTGAAGTTCAAAAAAGAGATTGAGGCTTTAGCAAATGAGATTAAAAATTCAGGATCGGACAATGTAGTATTAGCAAGTTCCTTATTCAAGGACAAGATTGACCATTTACCGAGGGTAACGAAAGCGACAGAGTTCCTCGAATGGCTGATGAGCAAGGAAGGAACGATAGTAGCACAGTGTTTCTCTATCTCACCTGCTCTGATTGAATTAGGTGACGTATCAGGAAACGTATCTATGGACAAGATATTAGACCAGGGTATGTTGAATGACATCGTTCCTGAGCGTGAGAAGATAGCTGTACAGATTAGTTCTGTACTATCAAACAAGTTAGGATTACCGAAGGTATACTTTGACAAATACGAACTCAAGTCACAGATGGACAAGAGTGCTGAGATTTACAAAGAGATGCTATCGGTAGCACAGTGCATAGCAACTGCCACAAAAGAGGGAGATAAGATGGCATTAGCTATCATGAATCATGCTATGCAGACATTAGGACAAAAGGAAGAATTTGACATCAATGGCGGTCTTCACAGATACAATGCGGAAGAACTTGAGGTACGCAACGAATCAATCGACGAAGAAACTGACAAGGGTGTTAGAAAAGTAGATGAAGAAGTTGATGTAGGTAAGATACGTTAGAAGGAGGCAAAAATGGATATTTTACAACAGATTATCAATGAAACCGATGCGGAACCGATTGCGGAAATCAATGGTGACAAGGTCTACACATTTGCAGACGGACAGAAAGT